TGCGCAAACATATGAATCAGTAAACTGTAGCTGGCAATGTTGAAGGGCACACCTAAGAACATATCTGCTGAACGCTGGTAAAGTTGGCAACTTAACTCGCCATCGCACACGTAGAATTGAAACAGTGCATGGCACGGCGGCAGTGCCATTATATTAACTCGATCTGCATTCCACGCACTCACAACGTGTCTACGCCCGTCTGGATTATGATACAGTCCTTCTAGCACTTCAGCAATTTGATCAACAAACCCGAGCTGAGCATCCCACGATCGCCATTGGTGTCCATAGACTGGTCCAAGATCTTTTACTAGATCGTCGTTGATGTAACCTAAATCTTTGCCTTGTTTATCAGCGTTAGCAGTCCATATTGTTTTCTTGCCTATGAGATTCTCTCGTGTATCTTCGTATCGTATTTCAGCCAGTCTGCGTTCGTCACTGCTGCCTTCCAACATCCATAACAGCTCGCTGACTACGCCTTTCCACGCTAGTTTCTTTGTGGTTACTGCGGGGAATTCTTTGCGCAGGTCAAATCGCATCTGGTAACCGAATACGCTTCGAGTACCTGTGCCAGTTCGGTCGCCTTTGTCTTTACCGTTTTCTAAAATGTATTCCAATGCTCTTAAGTATTCCTTCATTTAGCGTTATCCTTTTTTACTATTCCAGACATTTTCAATAACCATTCGTGATTTGCGCGGCGTTCGGCTAGAGTCTCCCACGGCTCCTTATCATTGATCCCGGCATTTGCAACCTTGTCGATATAGTTTCCGCCATACTTTATTTCTAAAAGTAATCGATCTTTCTTAGTCACTAGACCTGGAGCTGCGTTACTCATTGTTTCTTTTCCTGATCAATTCCTGCATATTTTCTAATCCAGGCTAGTGATACCTCGAACTGATAATCAGTAAAGTCTTTCTCGGCCGCTGAGCCTATTGCTTCTTCTGTTTCTTCATGATAGCGCTTAGCGTTTGTTAGTAGCTCAATCGTTTCTTTTTTTTCTTTTGATGATTTCATTTAGGTTGGTCCTTTGCTAGCTTGATAATATTGTCTATCAAGTCTCGGTCTATTTCTTTTTTGATCTCGTCTGCTAACATCAGGTCTGCTTCGTTACGGAGCTTTTCGCCCAGTCGTGCTGCTCTTTTTTCTAGCAAGGACAGCCCAAGAGCGCCGCCTGCCCATAAGTAATAAAGATCAAATAGATAGTTTACACCCCACTTTAGCACAAGGTATGTGTGTTCTTTGTCAGTAACAATTACTTTTTCTTCCATATCTCAAATGTAACCTCAGGATGTACCTCTTGGAACGTTAACTCAAACTGGTCCTCAATGGCTGCAACATCTAGAAATGTGTCACAATCGTAGCTACCTGGAATTCTGCTTAGATAGAACTCGTCAATGACATCCAGTGTTTGGTTAATTATGTTGCGGCCGCCTATTACCCAAGTAATTAGCCCAGGATATGAATCAGCGATCAAGCACACCTGATGTGCAATATCGCCGCTAATATATTCATGAGCGCCGGGGTAATCGTCTGGCCTAGTGGTAACTAGCACGTTTGTTCGCATTGGCATAGGTCTAAGAAAGTCAGATGCTGCCCATGTACTTGACCCCATTACAATAACGTGGCCTTTGGTGTTTTCCTTATACCATGCCATATCTTTAGCGTTACTAGGCCACGGAAGGCCTCCGTTTGCTGCTATGCCACCTTGTTCGTCGCATGCTAAGATCGCTTTAATTATATTTTCTTTGGTCACGTGTGTTTCCTTTTATTGTGTTTAATATTTGGGTATTCTCGTATTTAATTCTTTTTCTTGCTCGGATCACTATGGTTACAATCCAGAAAACTATCGCAATAACAGCTAAAGACGAAAATATAGAAACTGGTGCTGCTATTTCTGGGTGAAGTCCGGCACTAGCTTCTAGAATGTATGCGAACCAAAATGCGAATCCTAACCAACTAACGACGCCTGCTATAGCCAGTGCTACTTTACTAGTAACTAATCCGAAGAAAGCTCTTATATCATTTCCAATTTCACGAAGTATTGTTTTAACGAATCTCATCGTGGATTCCTAACGTTGTTCATTAGCGTAGAGTTTTCGTTTTTAACTTTTTCCTTTGCTTTAACGTAAGCATTATTTGTCCAAGCTATTAGCAAGATCTCAGATACTACTACAAGTATGAGTATTATGACAGAAAAGCCCCCGCCCGCGCCAATTAGTGGTAATACAATTATGAGACCAATTGCAGATGCAACTACAACGGAAATTGATAGTACGACAACACAAATAGGCCTAAGCCATTCTCCAGCCCATTCTTGAAAATCTGTCTGCATCTGCGTTACTGTTTCTTTATATACTCGTTTCATTTCTCTTACCTTAATAGCTCAGTGTTAGTTGCGTGGCTTAGGGTGTTTAATGTTTCTCAACAGCTCGTCGTTCTCTTTCTTGACATTCTTTGCTGCTGTTTTATATGCGCCCCATGACCAGATAGCTAGGAATATTTGGGTAATGCCCACAATTAATATAGTTATTAATATGCCATCACCGCCAAGAGGAGTGAATGCAGCCATTAGTACTGCAACAATAAACGCAGATGCTATTATTACAGCAGTAATTAACAAAAACACAAGCAGTGGTACCAACTGATTTTTAGTCCAAATCCTAAAGTCTCTCCTCATTAGATTAATCGTTTCTTTAACTACTCGCATGTCGTGTTCCTTGTTAGCTCAGTGTCTTGCCAGTATAAGCTCACAAGTAAAGAGCGTCAACCTATTTCTCTAGATTACGTGCAAGTCGGATCATAGTTGCTGCTAAATTTATCTCCGGATCAACGACCAATGCATGGTCTACTAACCCTTGTTTGATAATTAGCACTGCACTGTCTTGCTGGTGCTCGCTGGCTCCAAACAGCTCAATGTTATTATAGAGCCAGCGGTACACTTCTTCCATTTCCTCCGGCTGTGCTTGACTACAGATTAGCTTACGTGCTTCTGTAATCTTTCCTGCCTTGAACAAATCAGTCATTGCCAAGTGGAAGTCTGCGCTGCTACTAGCATTGCCTGCGGCCTCTAGCTCACCACTTTGTGAGTTTAGCTGCACGGTATTAATGCACTTACGCATATCAGGATAATATGCTTTTACATAGCTGTCTATTGTTTCAAGGGTAAAACTTACTCCTTCTGTGATAAGTATCTCAGCAACTCTAGCAGTAAACTCTGTCTGATCAATCTTCTCAAAATGTAAGTGCTGGCATCTGCTGTGTATAGCTGGCATGATCTTGTTGGGGAAATTACACGTTAGAATAAATCTAACATCTGCGCTATAAGACTCCATAAGATTACGCAGTGCAGGCTGAACGCTATTAATGTTCATGTAGTCTGCTTCATCAATTAATACAATCTTGTAGTCACCAAACGCCATTGTCTGACAAAACATAATCAGCTTATCGACCCATTCAATCTTTCTGCCTTCTTTTGAACCGTTAGCAATCAAAACATCAGTATCTTGCACGTCTAGCTGATTGATTAGTATCTTAGCCAGGGTAGTTTTACCAATGCCTGCACTGCCGCTTAGTAGCAGGTGTGGAATAGTACCTTGTTTAATCCAGCCTTCAATTTGTTCTTTTTGCGAATTATCTTTAAAGACATAGCCATTTAAGTCGTTCGGTCTATACGTTTCTACCCAGAGATTCTTCATAGTTTCCTTGTAATGTTGTTTAATTTATTCGTGTGTGTCGGGGCGGTATTCGTAAATTGGTTCATCTGGTATAGTGTAGGGAAACTCTACTGGCGTTGCGCAGTCGCTGCCTGAGAAGTAGATCTCAGTCTTCTCACCAGTTTCTTCAACAGTGTGCCACTCCCAAAATACCTTGCCGTCAATATCATACGCACCGCGATGTGTTTTAAATACGCTGCTCTTACGCTTGTTCTGGTATACAGTAGTGCCGTCGTTTTCTTCATAAACGTCCATCCACTCGTCGTCTTCACCAGTAAGCGGTGTTAGCGGCTCGAACGCCAGTAGCTTCTTGAGAACACCTAATGCATAGCTTGCGCTGTATCCACTGTGACCTTCCGCACTGAACTCTTCTACCATGCGTAGAATGTGATCGCGCATACAGAAGTTTATGTCATCACCCGTTCTGTCTTCGCTAGTCATTCCAATTCGATCTAATTCTGATTTTGCAAAATCTAGCATACTCATTTTTTAAACTCCATAAACGGTTCAATATCGTTTTCAAACACCTGCGCCATTTGTCTCCGCAAGAAGTCTTTCTCACCTTGAGTTAGTGCACAGTTAAACAGATTAGTGTCATCATCGGCTTTTGTGGGTAAAAAATACGCATGATTATATGTTAAGCACATGTTGTTAATAATACTTTCACGATCCATCATCTAGATCCTCTTGCAGTCTGTGCCAGACTTCTTGTATAATGCCCTGGCTTAGCGCATCTGGGTGTCCGTTGCTACAGTCAACGCCGTCTTGTAGCTCCGGAGTCCATTTTGCTTCCCACAAACTAAACTCATTGCGTATCTTTCGACCCAGCGTGTGGTGATACAGTATTAGGTCCGATTCTTTTGTTTCTAGAAACGCCATCTTAGAATGGTTTGCCTCGTTGTGAAACCAGCCAACAACTTCTTCAATTATCTGTTCACGTGTTTTCATCGTATACCTCAAATGCTATCTTAATATAATCACGACAAACGTTGCTCCAAACAGTTTCGGCCATAGAGCACATTTGTCCATCGCCTACATCAATTACATCAGCACACTGTTTAGCTATTAACTTAGCAAATCGCTGTACTACTTCGTCGTAGAACGACTCTTCATCAAAAGAATCGCCGCCTGCTTGCTGCCAAAGCAATTGAATATCTGTCCTGGTTACTTTTTTCATCGCTGTATATTTAATTCCTTGTAAGCAACTTGTACACTCTTAGCTTGGAAATATGCGTCAGAAAGTGCGTTGTGCAAGTTATTTTGACCTAGTGCTTTTCTTGGATCACTTTTGCAAGCTGAGAACAATGTGCGACTGTCGCGGATCTGCCAAAAGTTCCAAGGAACTGGTTTGCCTATACAGCGATATAAGTCTTCAAGAATAGTGTAGTCAAAGCCGTAGCCTTGTCCCCAAAGTACGCTAGTTCCCACACACCACTTGGATAACTGTCGTAGCGCGTCTTCTACGCTGAGCCTGCCTTCGGGATCAAATGCTTCTTCCATAACTTCTGGGGGTTGCTTGCTCCACCACTCAATTGTACTGTCACTTGCTGATCGGCCCAGCTTGTCTTGCTCGTCAATCTCAATCTTAAAATACAATTCTGAGTGCGGTTCTGAGTTTGACTTAGGGTCAAACTTGACTGCGCCTAGGCTTAGTACTGTTGCATTTGGCTTTACGTCAAGTGTTTCTAAATCGATCATTCCGTGAGTTGCCATAATGGACTCCTGTTTTCCTGGCCTATGCCAGCTATGATTAAGAATATATACAGGATGGGCCAACCCCATCCTGTAATAGAGCTAGTGAGGTGCAGAAACATCAAGACAATGCCTGCGAGCCCAGTGGTAGTAAGACTTTTGTTGTTTGTTTCTGGAAGTTTCAAGTTCTGCTCCTTTACTGTTAATACAGTGTAGCGCAGAACTTGAGAATTGTCAATGACTTATTTTGTTAGTAATGACAGAATCACGTTATTTGGTAATAGTAAATTCAACATCTATGAACTCTAATGGAATATAAGGACAGTAGAAAAGACCGGCATCAGGACGATATTTGTTCTTTTCTACGTAATCTTTGTAGGTTATGCCCGCTAGGGCTTTGTAGGTCTCAAACTGTTCAAACTTACCCTGACTCCATAATTTATCAAGAGCCGGCACGTTGTCTAACAGATACATATCCCAGGCAACGTCTGTGCGTATTTTATTTCCTGTATCAAGTAGTAAACTCATATTACTAGTCCCGTGTGTTAAATATTTTTCTATCGTCTACGATAAGTAGTTTCTTTTAATTCAGAACATGCCATTTATGTAATAGTTTATTAACTGTCTTTGTGTACGCTTCGCTTAACACAAGTTTTCGCTTGCGCTCAAACTATGTTCTTTTATGAATAATGTTTTTATTACCCAGTTAACACTTGCTTTGCATGGCTGCTAACAGCAGTCATGTTCTATTATATTATCTAGATAGTAGAACCATTATTCACCCACTTGGGTGAATATAAGGTATCTCAACATTATCTGAGTGAGCTTCACCATCTTAATAAAAGAGATTTACATTTCTGTATCAGAGGCGGTTGACCGGTACCCCTTACTCTAGCTTCACAATATCAACGGATGGCAGTTAATTCCTATTAAGCGAAATTACTTGCCCGTAGGTTGTATCTTTTTCACAGCGCCTACTTCTTTTAAAGCCTTTAGTTAGCTTTTGCCTTCCAGTGCATCAAAATCCGTCGACGATATTATATCGCAGACTCTTGATGAGTCGAGCATCCCCGACCAAACAGTACTGGTTATGTGCCTATGAGTGCCTATGAGTGCCTGAGAAGTCGAGAACTATTAATTGTTATAAAATCTAGGTAAGGTCAGCTGATTTCACAAAGACACCGTCTATCATTCGGCCCTTGCGGTCTTTAATGTCGTTATACGCAACTTCGAGGCATTCATCTAGTGTATGTCCGTTTCGCACCATAATGTTAATTAGTACGACCATCATATCGCCGATGTCGTCCTTAATGTCTTTACCTTTGCATAGAGAATCTGACAATTCTCCGGCCTCTTGAATCAACTTCATGTACTGATCTTTGTCTGTGCTGCCTGCGATCAAATTTCGGTCGTGGTGCCATTGCTTGATTAAAGTTTCGTAATCCATTTTATTCCTCTTTGTTTAGTGTTGTGGGTTTACAAACGAGCTAGGGTCTACTGTAGCGTGTTCGCCGTCTCGGTATTCCGATCCCACGTTTAAGCTACTAGGAGCAGTTACTGAATAGGCTAGTATGCTTTCGGTTTCTATCATTCTAACTTCAAACTCGTTGTCGTTATTTTCTAAATTGATACCTCTAGTCCAACGACCGTGTTCAACCAAGACCCAATCACCTACATTGTATACATCTGAATTAATTGTTCCTTTGCTGTATACCTTGCCCCAGCGAGGATAAATGCCTCGGGTTTTTCCGTCGTCGTTAGATATCACTATACCGGTATTAGTAGTTTGCTCACCGAAGTGCATGCCGGTAACTAGCACTCGGTTGTTGATCGCTCTTAGGTCGCCTTGTATATTGTTAATGTTAGTGGCCATTATTTACCTTTTTTTGTAAAGTTGCCGTCTGTGTCTTCGATCCATCTTTCTTCTTCAGTTTCTTGCTCTAGCAGTGCTTTCTCTGCTGCTGTGAACTGTTCTTCGACCTTAGGTGAGGATTTTTTAACAGGCTTTTTAGCAGCAGATAACTTATTAGTCTCTGTCTTAGCTTCTGGAATAGCAGCTAACTCTTCTTCCGCAGCAGGTTTTACAACGCCGCTGTCTGAACGAGCTTTGCCTGCTTGTGCGTAATGTTCTTTTACAACTTCTTCACGCTTGCGCAAGATTTTGCCGCCGGGACCTAACTCGTCTCCACGCGCATTAACTCTTGCATTGCCGACCGCAGGAGTTAGCTCGTTTCTTTTGCGTAGCAAGTCCATATCAACTAGCTTTCCTCTCATACTTCTGTGCTGTCTTCTTGCTGGTGATACTTTTGACATATTTGTCTCCTATTGTATACTTACTTATCTCATGAACTCATGAAAGTCCAGGCCGTATTGAATTGAGTTTATTCTATGTACACCTATAAGAAATAGGACGAAACTAGCAACACTGCTTCCTCGACCAACTCCCCATACTGTGTTGTTTTCTCGCATGAAGTCAACCAAAAATATCATGTATCTAAGTATGTTGATCATGTCACGTTCTTGATACTCTTCTAGTTCTTGTGTCATTCTATCTATCTCATCTTGATTCTTGCAGAACGGGTTAAGATAGTCGTAAACGTTTATTTCTAAGTATCGGTCAGGCATAAACCAATTAGACTGGCAAGCGTTGTCAAATTCTTTCATTGTTAAGTCTGATGATTGGTGAATCTGTAGACCCTGGGTGTAACTGTCTTTCGCTGCGGCATTGAAGCGATGTATGTCAGCAGTGTCTTCACACTGCACATCGTACACTTTAGAGGAATGACCACTATAGATCATGTTAACAAGGTCTTGTGTAGAGAAGACTGGTGTTCCTAGATCGTCTGTTTTTATAAGCATGTAAACAGTTTAATTGATATTGATTAGATTGTCAACACTTTCGTGACCGTTTTCTGCCATTTGTTCTCTTTCTTGTTGCGCTGCGATCGCACGACGATCAGCTATTTCGTTACGATAGATATCAAGGAACACCGTGACCTGATGCTTAACACTCGGGTTAGCACTTTGAAAGTATTTTCGCTGAAGCTCTAATATTTTAGACTCTAGCTGACTTTCGGTCAGGTCACTCAATGAGTGTATTAACGGACTGATCACGAGAACACGCCTAAATAATTAGCAAAAATAGTATTACCTTGGTCCACTGCCCAAAATTCAATAATAATCGGATTGTCTCTGTTAGCCACACTATCAACGATTAGCGTTGTAGGAAAGTTTGGAGATTTTTTAATAGGTGCGCTGCCGTCAGCAGTTAACAATACAGTGTGTGCTTCGCTAGTCGCATTGTCTGCCGCAGTTCCTCTAAACTCAACAGTCATCTTTGCGAAGCCATCTCTCTCGGGCCAGTCAGCAAGGTTAAAAGAAATTGTTCCCGCACCAGCAATGTCGTCTAAGTTTATTGATATACGCTGATAGTGTCCGTTTAAAAAACTAATGTTATCGCCGCTGGTCTTTGTGCCTGCGTTAAAATACTTTTCAGTGATCAACGCCAGCTCTGCGTCATTGATCGGACTCCCCTTGAAGTCATTTGATTGATTTAGTTTAGCAGTGTTGTTCTGTAGAATCGTAATTTCACTTTTTGCGGTAGTAAGACCGGCTTTAATGATGCTAAAGTTATCTCGGAACCCTTGCGTATCGTTATCAACCCCTGCAACTGGATATTCAGCAGCTATAGTTTCGCTTATAATTTGACTTGTCATTATTATTCCTCGTTACAAAAATATATTTATTATTATACGTTAAATTGGTAGTTTGCAAATAATACAAACTGTTCGTCCAGCGACCCGTCAGTTCTTTTTACGATATATCTGTCTATGTCGTAATTAATTATCTTAGGATCAAAGTCGCTATTATTTATACGAGCTAAAATATTATCTGCTTCGCCTGGGTTGCAATAACACACTGGAATGGCAGTTATGTATCCTAACTCTTGTAATTCATTCTGCGGAGTGCGCATCCAAAGCGGTAGATAATTTCGTTCGTTCTTGCCTATAGCCTTAATGTTGTCTCTCATGTGCTCAATACTGGCTCTGTATCTTACAGTATCTTTACTTTGACTAGTCTTAATTGCGTTGCTGTCAGTTTTTATTGTATTTGTAGGCGTAGGTCTAATTCTGTACGGCTCACTGTTGCTTTTTTCAAGATTAACTACAACGTTAGATGTGTCAAATAGTTCTACTTCAAAGTCTGCGTTGTCTGCTGAAATTTCAACATCGCCATCTCTGGTCTCAATTACTAGTTCGCCGGATGTAGATGTAATAAATCTAACAAAGCCGCCTCTCCCATATACTGGCAACGAATCATATCCAACACCTGTGCCTGTATTGTCGTCAATTGCTGCATATTGTAGGCTGTCTACTGTAATTTTATTAGGAGTGCGTATTTTAAACTTACTTTTAGTCTTTCCTTTGCTTGTTTGCGCAAAGTCCTTGACATCAATGTAAATTACTTCGTAAATTTCTTCTTGAGAGGTAGCATCGATAGCTACGGCATATTTAAACTCACCAAGACCGTATTGTTTTCTTTTATGATTCTTTGCGGCAGCCGCAACAAACTCTCCAATGTCTTTAGCTTCTATTCCAGCGTATATTAACATATCTAAGTTTGTCTGTATACCAAACGTAGGGTCACCTAGTCTGTAGATCTTACCAGGATCAAAAATACTAAGCGTACTTACAAAGTCGCTGTACGCACTTCTTTGGTCTTCTGGCAGCATAGGGCGGGCATATATGTCAGTGTACAGCGTATTGTCAAGGTCTTCTACTCGAATAATAAATGTGCGTTCGATCGCAACAATAGCAAATCTATCAAGTGCCTTAACAGTGAAACGGTATACTCGATCAAACGTAGTATCGCCTGGTATCTTACCGTCCCACGATACTGTTTTGTTGTCAAACACAGTTAATCCTAGTCCGTCTGCATCGTTAAACTGCTTAGGAGCACCAATTATTTCGCCGTTGTATTGTAAGGACATGCCAAAAGGCAAACGCCCGTCGATTAATGTATAGATCATTCTTGAATCAGGCACAGTTGTCTCTGCCTCTACATTAAACACGCTGGTAAAGTTTGCGTTAATTGATCCTAGGTCTGCAGGAGTAATCCAACTGATGTTGCTATCAATCTCACCGAGCACACTGAGGTCAAACGTTTTAACTGAACTAGGTATGTCGACTTCGTCATTTTCGGCAACAATGATAGTTTCTTCAAAAAAATCACGAGCAAATAATGCCACGCCTACGTTCATTCCCTGGTTTAGCTTTCTTGAAAGGTTCTTGTCAAGTTGGACTAAGTCTTCATTATTTCTTAGTAATATTACCTCAAGAGACCCGCTGTCACTAGAGTTAGTAAAGAAATCTCGAATCTTTGAAATGATACGAGAACTAGCAGTGCTAGGCAGACGAATGCGCCATCTATTGTCTGCAAGAACAGTAATAAACACTTTGTTATTGTATATGTCCTCAAGAGTTTGGATAGTTGCAGTTACTTTATCAGCAAGGCTTAGTTCGTCAATTGTTTCTGCTACTTGTGTCCATTTATTTGACTCGAATAGTATCTGTATATTACCATCGGAGTCAAAGATTATGTTATCGTTTATATCAACTTGCGGAGCTGTGTTATGCGATTCAGTGCACTTATAGACAAACCCGTTGCCGCCGCTCTCAGGTGTGTAAACAACGTAGTCACCTACAAAGTAGTTTTCGCCAGTTGTAAGGTCCCTTGGGGAGTCTGACGGTGCTATTTCGTTATTGCTAGAGCTAGGGTTTGTTTGCGATACTTCGTATTCAATATACGGCGTAATTGTATCTATTGTGTACGCTTCGTCTTCTGCAAAACGCAATGTTCGTTTGTTGTACTTGTCTTTACTTCGTTCTGTTAGTCTGTTAACAAAAAGGTAATCAGTACCAACGGTTGCAGTTCTGCTTAGGTTTATTGAAATACTAGGAGCTAACGTGTTCTCTAAGAAAATTATATCGTACTCACTATTTCTATCATCCACGTTTATTACTCGGTATAACCGATTTTCAAGAAGAATATCTCGTCCTACTAGTTCAAACAGGTCGTTAATCCCGTCGAGGTCGCCAGTAAGATCTATTTTGAATATCTTAAATGAGTTTTTTCCAAGCATTGTGTCTTCGTAATAGTTTGCAACTATACTAACAATTCCTAGATCTGCGGTTATCCTAGTTGCTCTTACTGTAAACTTGTAGTCTATTGTAATCGCCGGTTGATAAGGGATTATTCCAGTAACTTCTCCGTTTTGACTATCCAGGCTGAGGCCCGACGGCAATTTACTTGCCGTACCGTCGTCGTTTACTGCTTCTAGCGTGTAAGTTATTACACCGTCGAGGGTAGGACCGTCGATTGTGTCTAAGTAAAGGGTGGTATAATTATTTGCACGTCTAAATCCTAGGTTGCCGGGCGTAAGCCAGATAGGCGTTCGAATATTAGTCGAATCTGCTGTAAAGATGCCTGTACTAGCTTGCATCACAGTGTTGTCGGCGGTTAGAAAGTCGTCCCCTACTAAGTAAATCTTAAATTCTCGTCGAACAACGCTAGTGCCGTCTGAAACTGTCACAGCAAACGGATAATACCTGTTCAACTTTCTGAACGACGAAGTAGGTTCACTAAAGCCGTAGTCTTGAGTATCGTAAAAGTAGCTACTGAACCCGTTTCCACTTAGTACATTGTAATCCATAGGAAAGCCACCAAACGGCATAGTGTCATACCCCCCTCCTAAGAATTGTTTGTCTAAGCTCAATAGAGGTTCAGTGATGCCTTGCAGTCTTCCGTCTTCGCTAAGTGTTATTCCAGGAGGCAATACACCGTCGTCGTTTGCAATATAGTAGCTTAGCTCGTCACCTGCTGGGATGTCAGTGTCTGTTGCAATCAGCTGAAAGTCAATAGGTGTATTATCTAGTATAAAAAGAGCATCGTTTGCGCCAATAGGTAGTAAGCCTTTGTTAGTAACCCATTGTGGTTCGTCTGGTCCTGAAACTGCAAACTCTAACGTCCTATCTTCAAAAACGTCGTTAGCTTCGGCTCTGATTACCACAGTAAAGTTTTTATTGAAGGCAACTTCGAACAGTGTTCCTACTATACTATTGCCTTCAAGTTGAGCGCCAGGCGGAAGACTACCGCTTATAATCTCGGTAGATGTGCTAACTGAGTTTGCCAAGGGGAGAAGGATAGTAACTTCCTGTCTTTCAATAGCAGTTGATATTCTAGTACCTGTTCTTATGTTCCATAGACTAGTCATTTGTTATATTCCTTATACGAGATATTTATCGGAATATTAAAACCCGCCTTCGTCAATACTAAACACTGCCGGCACCGAGAAAGTTCCTAGATCTAGCTCAGCAGTTAATGCCAGAAACTCTATAGTATTACTAATGTTAGGAAGAATGCCGCCAAGATCAATGTTGTTAAAGTAATACGCAGTATCTGCTGGATTTGCTCCGTTTACTAGTCCAGTAAGGCTGCCAATAAACGTACCTGTTAATGTACCGGCATTTATAATATTAAACCCGTTAGCGTTAAGGTTGCCGCCTAGCTCAGGAGTAGTGTCTTCAGCTAGTTCAGAAACGTAATCGTTTGTAATAACAAGTGTGTTGTTGACAACACTGGTAGAAATTCCATCTCCGCCTTCAATTGCAAGCTCCGCAATGCCTTCTAATAAAGTATCTCCGTTGTCACTAGTTATAGTAAGTGCTGAAACACCTATATTAGAAATATCAATTGTTATCTTTTCAAGATCCGATGTTAGTGTAACGTTCTGTCCGGCGGCAATTTTCTTAAACTGTAAATCATAATTTATTCTATTGGAAAATAGACCTTCGCCGACAGAACCAAGGTTGCTAACTGTGGTCTTATCGTCACTTCTTAGATCAAGTTCTTCAAGATTTTGATTGATCTTAATCATTGCTTCACGAAGGTCGTCACCTGTTCCGTCGTTTGCAACTTGCCCTATGTTTATTAAGTTTACAGCCATTGTTAGCTCCTTACGCTGTTTGTATTTGCTTCCACTCGCCGCCTAGATATACTACCAGTACTTGTGTGCCTGATCCAGTTGGATTCCATGTTGTTCCGTCTGCTACTACGACCATACCGTCTGCCGGCGAAGCCGGTTCGACTGTTAATACGTTTAGTTTAAGCATACTTGTAATTGTATTACTGATGTTTACTATATCAGATTGTGTACCAACGTTAATTATTCCAGATGATCCGGCACTTATTAGTAACTCGCCTGATGTCGGTCCAGAAATAAGCTCAGTTGTTAACAAACTAGTTGTGGCAGTTTGTGAAAAAAAGGCGACTGTGTCAACTATATTGTTATTAACATTGCCTCGAATAACGCCTGATACCGCGTCAACTAATACTGAAGAATCATCAGCAAACACACTTCCGATTATATCTAAACTAGCAGTAGCTCCGTTGTCGAACAAGTTAGTGAATTCGCCACCTAACTCACTAGTTCGAAGGAATCCAATATCGTCAGTAAACTCAGAAAGACTCGACGGAGCACCTTGTACTGCTGCGTACGAAAGAAATCCCGTAGTAGCATTAAACACTACTTCATTGTTTAGACTTAGTAAGTTGCCTTTCAACTCAGTAGCAGTAACCCTATCAAACGGCAACGAATCAGTTCCGACACTACCTGTGCCGTCAGCACTAGGAAGTATATCTTGTGTTACAATAAGTGTGTCTAGTTGTATGTTGCCAATGTCACTTAATGGTCGATAATCTATTCCAGTTCCGTCTGCTTTAACTTTTAAAAAGTATCCTTCTGACCCTGCGTAGCTATTAGGTGTTTCTTGCAAGTCAGTAAAGGTCTGAGCAGTAAGTCTATTACCGTTTACTCTTATGTCAGCAGCATTAATTGTGCCTAACGCAGTAATATCTTGCACTTGAACAATAGACGATCCTTGCAAAGTAAGATTATCTCCCACCGGAAGTTCTTTTATTTTATTACTATCGTTGACATCAAGTATCAGTGGGTATCTGTTAGCCATTCTTACGTCCTGTTTGTATTATGTATTTATCGTATCAGCTCATAGCGCAGAAATTCGAGCCTGAAAGTCAGGAAAGTCTGTGCTAGCTGCTACTTCTGCCTTTAAAAGGTCAATACTAACGTAGCCTGGAATAACTCCGTTTACTGCGTCTACTAACAGAGAACTATCATCAGCAAATATGCTGCCAGTAAAGTCTCCAACGCTGGTTAGATAGCCTGCGTTAGCGTGATCTCCCCAGAGATACGCCTGATCCCAGTTGTCAGCTCGGCTGCCTTCTATAACAGTACTAGGAATAGTGCCGCTAACGCCGTCTACTAGAAGAGTACTGTCGTCACCAAACACTGACCCTATTGTGTCTCGTGCTTCTATCGGGGTGCCCCCGTTAATAAGTAATGCTCCTACGCTAGTTACTTGAATACGAGCGCCGCTTAGGTATATAAAGTCAGAAACGTGCAGGTCAGACCATTGGTTATCAAAACTACCAAGGTCATACTCGTTGTTTGCACTTGGTATTAAACTACTTGCTGTTTGCTCAGGCTCTGCAAAATTGCCTGCGTACAACTCGTTAAAGTTTTCGTTAATTTTTCGAAACGCATTGCGTAACGGATCACCGTCACCTTTGTTTGGCGACGATCCTAGATCAATTAGTTGCTTTGACATTTACTGATTTTCCTACTTGTACCCTGAGTTTACTTGCAGTAGCAATTACTCTGCGCTGCTGCGGGTTTTTTTGGTCAATGCTCGTTGGAGCACCGTTATTAACTATTTTATTTACTTTGCTATTATCCATTATTATCTCCCTACTACTACTTCAACAATGCCTCTATCGTTAGTGTCTTTAGTGCCAACAGCTTTTCCTATCATAGTACCTTGTACTGGATTATTGTTTACGCAGCCGTGTCCGGATATTCCACTTGTAACAATAATATCACCTTTGTTTACTTTCCCAATAACCATGCACGGTACTCGACCTTGAAGTGCTAGAGCAACTACATTATTACCTGCTAGCGCCGTATTCATTAAGTGTGCAGGATTTGTTGAAACTACGCCTGCAACTCTAAAGTTGTCTTTCTGTGAAGTCGTAGTAACTTCTTCGTTACCGCCAAATACAAGTACTGTGCCTGGTTCGTATACCTTGTCAGCTACATAATTCTCTGCTAAGTCAGCATAGTATGATTCTGTTGCAGTTCCTCTGAATAAGTTAGCGTACACGTTATCATATTTTCTAGTTGAGCTTCCGATATCGTATGTATTGTCTATATCCGGAACAGCACCGACTGAGCTAAAAATAAACGGCGATACGCTAGAACTGTTCGTGGTATTTGCAGTTACTATCGCCACTTGCCCGACAGTTGTTTTACCAGTATTCGCTCCTATTGCAATACCAGAAGAAGCGGCACCTTTTTCTCCCGGGGCCTCAATAAAACTGCTGTAAATCCAGTCAACTGCTAAAGCTTTTTGTCCATTAAAGTTCGAATTGCTGTGTAAAACAGACTGGCTTACCCCGGCGCCGCCGATATCTAAACTGCCTGCCATCTGTATAACAGGATAAGTCGGCGATGCTCCCCCACTGCCGCCAACTGCTCGAAGTATTTCGCCTTGAGCTGGCGTTTTAAATACAACCGTAGTAGTTTCAAGACTTAGGATCTCGTAACTATCATTTCCGCCTAGTTTTAATGAGCTAACTTGTATACTACCGTTTACATCTGTTTTAACAATAGAATTAATTTCGCCAGTTGTACTAACATTTGAAGTGCCATAAGTGCCGGCTCCAGTTTTAATTAACGCTTCGCCTGGGTCGCCTGCTGCGGCAATTGGCAATGACGCAAAGTCTGCGTCAGCAAGGCCGCCGCCTTGCTGAACTATCGTAGTAAATGCAATTTCATCAAGGTCGTTATCAGTTGTATTACCACTCCAATTGCCTAGCACTGTACCGTCAGTAACACGCTGTATCTTCCTAAGGCTTAAACTACCGTTAGCAATAGAAATCCACCCGTTATCGGCAGTAAAAACACTAGAATCAAATGACGCAACACCTTTTTCAGACGAGCCAATACCTACAGCGTCTGCTCTAGTAGTTGCAGATAGGAGATTTAGCTTGCTTTGCTGTATTCCTGCTGCCGAATTAACATCACTGTTACGAATAGCACCTGTTTTGATCTGTAAGTCTAATGTATTAAGTTTGTTAGGTGTTAATTCTCGCGTAGTTAATACAGTAATATCACTGTCGACTGATTCAACACCATTTGCCCACTCGTCTATTGGCCCGTCAACAACAACTCCCTGTGCTCCGCCTATTACGCTTACAGTATCTTGGCCTACTGAAGTAGCTGCTGGCTTTCCGTCATCAAATGCATCAACAGAAGTAGGTGTATAAACAATTACAATAACATCGCCGTCTATTGTTCCAAATTGTTCAAGAACGTCTTCTACTGTGCCTGTTGCTTGGCTATCTGATCCTACGATAGTATCGCCTTGAGCAAACGCACCTCCTGTTATACTACTAGCACGTACTATTAACCGTTTGTAACCAGTACTTACTAGCAGCTGACCTTTATCATAGTCATTGTAAGAAACTGATCGTAGATCTTTAATCTCGTCTCGATCGCTGCTTCCTTTGTCAACGTATTTCTTTGTAGCTGCGTCTGACTCGCTGTTAGGCTCGCTTAGACTAGTAATTGTATTGCCGGCCGCGTTTAAGTCCCCGGTCATAGGTATAGCGCCGTTTGGTGCTAGTACACCAGGTCCTAATCTATTTGCAACAGTATTACCTGTCACGTCGTATCCTAGGCGTCTGTTTACGTATCCCCTAACGGCTAGCTCAGTTGGTACGGTGTCAGATGCGTTATCAGTCATTGCAGTGTCTGTTGAGAACTCAGTAACAACAACGCCTCGTTTAAAGCCAATCCCGTCTACGTCACTAAGTGCAATTGATGCACTAAACGACACAGTACCTGTGCCTTGATCGACGCTAAAGAAACGCCCTACTCTAAACACCCCGTTTTGATCTGTGCTCACATAGAACACTCGTCCCTTGCCGCGTTCTTCGGTCTCGTTTGCGCTATTTTTTTCTAGAGGTTCACCAAAGATCACGTTTGGATAGTTAGTATTGTTATATCCGCCTGTGCCAATGTCTAAGAAGTCGTGACTAGTTGCGCGGCATGTAGAAATGTTAACAGTAACAGTACCAAATGCGCCAGCTTTTAATCCTGCCCTAATAGTAATAATATTAGAGCCTAGTACCATTGTATCTGCAAGTCCTTCACTAGTAACTGGGTAATTTATATCTATGCCCACGTCTTTTATATCTACGATTGCGTATTCGTTATCCTCACCTGGCTGCACTATAGTTTCAACGCCGCCTATTGTTCGAACTCCTCGGAAGTTATAAACGTAATGCTGCTTTCCAGCCCACACTATTATAGGAGCTTGCGCTAACGAGTCGTCTGTCCATCCTACTGGACGATTACTTGTTGGCGTTAACACATTATTGTTTAGTCGAAAGATTTCATTTAGGTCCGAAACTGCAGAAAGCGCAATAACATTATCACCGATTGTATTGCCTTTTGTGGTGCCGCTGCCAGACAACTCTGGTTCCTGTGCTTTTGCAGAGTCGACTATTAATCTTATGTAATCGTAGCCAGAGTCAAACCCCGTTAACAACGTGTCATCTGGTAGTACGTTGCCTAACGAGTCTGAAGTTAAGAAGCTAATCGACCTATAAACATAATTTGGATTCTCTTTGAATATTACTGCGGTAGACGGTCGTATAGTTAAAAGATCCGGTCTTGCTAGGTCACTTATAATGTGGGTCTGATTTCTTCTATATTGTATTAACGTATTAAATTCTATTTCTTCAAGTATACCGTTTGAGCTAAACTGCTGGTCACCAGTTGAAAAGTTTAGTCTATAAACAACGTCGCTAGCAGTTGCCGTAGTGGCCTCAATAAATATTGTGCCACTAGCTGAAACAGCAGTTATTAGACCTAATCCTGCAGCAGGATCGCCTTGATCTATTTCAGTAACTGTGATAGTACAATCATTAGTGCCATCACCACCAAGTATGTCGCCGCTTATAGTAAACGTGTCATCCACGCGATATTCAGTACCGCTGTTTTGTATT